TCAGCGCGCATCGGCGGGCGGGGTCAGCAGGTAGCCGAGGCCGCGCACGGTCTGGATGATGTCGACCTCCAGCTTCTTGCGGATGCGCCCGACGAACACCTCGATGGTGTTGGAATCGCGGTCGAAATCCTGGTCGTAGAGGTGTTCGACGAGTTCGGTGCGCGACACCACGCGCCCGGCGTGGTGCATCAGGTAGGCGAGCAGCCGGTATTCGTGGGAGGTCAATTTGATCGGGTTGCCGTCGACGCTGACGCGGCCGGTGCGGGTGTCGAGGATAACGGGGCCGCAGGAGAGTTCGCTCTGGGCGTGGCCGGTGGCGCGGCGCAGCAGCGCGCGGATGCGCGCCAGCACCTCCTCCAGGTGAAACGGTTTTGCGACGTAGTCGTCGGCGCCGGCGTCAAAACCCTGCACCTTGTCGCTCCAGCGGTCGCGCGCGGTGAGGATCAGGACCGGCATGGTGCGGCCGTTCTTGCGCCACGACTCCAGCACCGCGATGCCGTCCATCTTCGGCAGGCCGACGTCGAGCACCACGGCGTCGTAGGGTTCGCTGTCGCCGAGAAAGTGCCCCTCCTCGCCGTCATAGGCGCGATCGACGACGTAGCCGGCCTCGCCGAGCGCGGTGGCGAGCTGGCGGTTCAGGTCGGGATCGTCCTCGACAACGAGCAGGCGCAAGGAAATCTCCGTGCTGATGGACGGGCTTGGGGCCGCCTTATGGACCGGGAGATTGTGGCGAAAAATACGGTCCCGTCACGCCCCCGAATCGCTTCCGCCTGCTACTTTAACACCCCCTTGCGACCGGCAAGATTGGCGGCCATCGCCTTCACGAGCCCGCCGAGCGCGCTCGGGGCATCCTGTCCCGTCGCGGCGCAGACTTTTTCGCGGGTGCGGCCGCTCATATAGACGCCGAGCACACCGAAGCGAAAACCCCAATAGGCGACCAGCAGGGCGGTGGCGTCGAACAGCGTGGTCAGCAGCGCAATGTCGCCGGCGACGAATTTTTGCAGCACGATGGCCCACAGCGCCGCGCATTCCAGCGTCAGCTCGACGGCATAGAGCGGGCGCCACCAGCGCTGCACAACATCCTCGGCGATGAGTTCGGCGCGCATGGTGCGCTGCGTCTCGGTCGCGGCCATGCCGGCGGCTTGCGCCTCGGCGCGCAGCGCCTCTGCCCAGCGCGCCTCCGCGTCATCGAGCTTTTCGGGCGCGGCCGCCGGCAGCGCCGCCTGCACCGCCTCGGGCGTCGGCGCGGCGGCGCCGACCGCACCGGCCAGAATCTGTCCGGCGGCACCGCCCAGGGGACCGGCGAGCGCGGTGCCAATCAGCGGCGCGCCGAGCGCCATCACTTGCTTCGCAAGATTGCTCCAATCCATCGGTCTCTCCTCAATGCTTGCGGCGGGCGCGCCAGATCAGCCACGCGGCCAGCGCCGCCACGGCGACAAGCCCGGCAGCGGCGGCAAGCGCGGGCCACGACATCGCCGAGGCCGCAGCCGGCACCGCCGCGCCGGCGACGACGGCGGTGGCGGTCGCGACAGCGGGCGCGAGCGGCGCGCCCGGCGCTTCGGCGAAGCGGATCGTCGGATCGAGGCGTTGCAACGCCATCAACAGCCCGACGCAGCCGAGCTGGCCGTCCACCGCGCTCGCATCGAACACGCCGTCTCGGACATACTTGCCCTTCGCGTACTGATCGGTGCCGGCCCACAGATAGGGCGACGGCAGGCCGCGGCTGAAATAGCCAAGGCCGTTGTAGCGCTCGATCAGCGTCAGCGTGCCGCGCACGCTCCAGTCGGTGTTGCGCGCGGCGTAAGGATGGCAGTTGGCCAGCGCATCCACCGCGGCGGCCTCCCACGAGGCGAACGGCCCGCGCCCCTTCGGCACCAGCGTCGTCTTGCGCCCGGTGCCGATGATCCTTTCGCCGTTGTGCAGGATGCCGCGGAAATCGCCCGCCGACTCGCGGTGGTGAATGACGGCGATGACGAACCACGGCACGCCGGTTTCCGCGGCGACGGCGGCATAGCGGGCCTTCGCCGCCATCAGCTTGTGCGCGGCCGCTGCGAACGCGGCGTCCTTCGTCAGCACGGCACGATGCCAGCGCGCGGCATTCGCCGCCGCAAGGGTTGCGTAGGTCATGTCAAAAAACCTTCTGGGAAATCGAGGCGCGCGCCTGTTACAGCCGGGCGTCGGCGGCAATGAAGCCGCCGATCTGGCGATAGGTCATCACCGTCGCATGGCCTGCGGTCAGACCGCCCGCCGTCACGAAGCCGCTGTACTGGCCAAACCCTCGGGGATCGGCCCGCCACGTATTCGAGGCCGGCAGCGAGGCCATCGCGATGCCGGAGCCGGAGGAGACAAAGAACTGGAAATCAGCCGCCGCCGACATGGCAATGGCAGGCGCCGCCCGCATGATCACGGGATGATCGGATACGTAGCCGAATGCACCGGTTGCGGAAAAGCATTGCAGCACCGCCAGCATTTCGCCGCCCGTGACCGACACGTTCTTCCAGTAATAGCGCTGGCAGGCGGCGAGTTCGGCATCGGCCGTGCGCAGCGCAAAAGCGGCCCGCTCCTGCGTCGGCAGATAAAGGCCCGGCAGGACGATGACGTTGCCGATATAGAACTCGTCGCTGGTGGCGGCGACGCCGTTGGCGGTGCCGCTGGCGCCGGAGCGGTCGGCGGCGCTCCAGGCCCCGGCGGTGCCGAGCCGCGAGGCGCCGCCGGCAAGGCAGATCACGACCGACAGGCCGAGGGCGTTGTCCCTCGCCCAGGTGCCGGCGACATCGCCGGCGATGGCGTTCGGCCCCGACAACGAAATCCACTGCCGCGTATCCGGCTCGTCCACCGTAAAGGTGAACGGAAACGAACGGTTGTTGGCGCCGTTGCGGATCGCCCCGGAATAGGTGCCGGGCCGGTGCGCCGAAAACCAGAAGCCGAGCGACAAGGGCGCCGCGTCAGCCGTGCCGAACGCAAGCCGCGCGGCCCGCGTTCCTTCGATCGGCAGCACGATGGACAATTCGTCGCCGGCTCCGAGCGTCGGCTGCGCCGTCGCGATCCCGATGCGCAGCGCCTTGGCCGTGCCGGGAAACGGCGACGTGGCCTGCTGCGCCACCGCGACGAACGAACCGCGATAGACCGCCTTGACACCGTCCACGGTGTAGGCGCTCTGCAACGAGGACGAAGCCGCGAGCGTGACGGCGGTATCGCCGCGCTGCTGGCTGATCTCCATCGCGCCGTTGATCTGCAATCCGCCCTGCGCCAGCGCATCGAGCGGCACGGCGGCGACGCTGCGTGCGGGATCGACGCTCAAGGCGTCCTGCCACGCCGTGCCGTCGGACGATACCTTGAGCCGGAACACGTTGCCGCCGATCAGGCCGAACTCGGCCCGGCCGGAATAGCTATCGGAGAAAAACACCGATGCGGTGCCAGTGCTGCTCTCCTTGGACAGTTGCAGCCGCACATCGCCGGTGCCGTCGTCGGCTTCGGCAATGGCCGCGATCAGCGCCGCGTTGGACTTGACGGCCAGCAGGTTGTCGGCGTCCGCCTCGGTGTTGACGCCGAGCCGGGCCAGGTTTTCCACCTCCGACGACGCGCCCGCCTGCGCGCCCCACCCGGTACCGTCGAACACCAGCAGCGCGGCATCCGCCATCGACCAGGCGCACCAGCCGGGACGCGGCGCGACAAGGCGCCAGGTGTTGTCCTCGAACGCGGCAAGCGCGTTGTCGTGGCCTTCCCATGCGCCTTCCGCGCCGGCGGCGACGATGTGGCGATCGCCCTCCTCCGGCGCGGACGGCGGCATGGCACGCACGTCGATCACCGCGATCTGGATCACGGCATCGAGAATGCGCAGCGCCTCGTTATGGGTGACGTGCTTCTGCGCCTGCGCCGCCTCGATGAAGGGCAGCTTGAGGTTGGTCGTTTCGCTCATGGCCGGTTACACCGTCAGCGTCAGATGAGTGGGAAACCCCGCGCCGATGGTGCGGGACAGTTGCGCAACGCGAACCTCGAGCGTCGTCTGCGGCGCGCCGAAGTCGGCGATCTCGTCGGCGCCGGCGTAAAGCGCGTGCGGCGTCTCGACGGTCAGGCTGCGCACGACGGCGCCGTCCGACAGGATGTCGAGCGCATACGCCTCGGCGTCCTCGCCGAGCGGCACCTCGCCGACCCAACTATCGCCACCGATGCGGGTGCGGCGGATCCACGTCAGATGAACGCCGTCGCCCTGCCGCCGCGCGCGCAGATGCACCGGCGACAGCGGCTTCAGCGCGGTCGGCTGCGGCTCATGCGTCAGCGCCGTCGCCGTTGCGTCATCGTGGCTGCGCCCGCTCGCGGCAATACGCAGGTTGACCGGCCGCTCCAGCGCATCGAGCCCGCGTGCCAGCGGCGCGACCTGCGCATCGAGCAGCACGAACGGCGCGCCGGCCGGCAGCACATCGGCGATGGCGTGGTCGCTGCCGCCCTGCCCGCGCAGCAGCCGCGACAGCCGATAGGTGCGCTCGGCAACCAGCTCGGCATGTGCGAACTGCATCACCTCCCACGCGCCATCGGGCGTGCGCAGCGCCGCGGCATTGGCGCCCTCGAACACCTGCGCATCGCTGCGCGAGGCGAGCACGCCGCCGGCGAGCCGCACCCGCACCGTGCCGCCGTGATCCCAGCGGCTGGCCGGACCGCGCGCCAGATCGTCAAGGGTGACGCCGACCACGGCCGGCGCCGGCACCGCAAGCGCCGGCTGAAAGCTCGCGCCATCCACCGAGCGCCACACCGTCAGCGCGCCGGGCCATGGATCGCAAGCCGCCGCGAGCCAGGTGACAACCGGCGGCCCGCTGCCGTCGATCGCCGGCAGGGCCATCAGCCACACCTGCGGCGGCCCGCTCGCCGCCGGCAGAGCGACCGTGGCCTGCCGCGGCGCCGCCAGCGGCAGCGAAAACACTTCCGGGTCGATGCTGCGCGCTGCGATCCGCCGCGCCTCGGTATCGACGATATCGGACACCTCGAACAGCCGCCGTCGTCCGCCTTGCGTCAACGCCACCACGTCGCCCGGCGACAACCGCAGCGCGCGCTGGCCCAGCGAGAATTCGGCACGCTCGCGCCCGGCCCAAAAGTCCTGCAGAAAAATCTCGGCGCGGCGCGCGGCGGCGGCGTCGTTGGTGATCACGGCAAGGTTGGTGGCGAGCACGCGGGCAGCGCCGCCGACCAGCCGGCGCGAGGTGGCGGCGGCATGGCGATAGTCCATCAGCGCATCGATGAAGCCGATTGCCGCCTCGCGCGGCAGCTCGGTCTCCTGCGCCCGCGTCAGCCGCGACAGCGCGCCCTTGCCGTCATCGACCAGATCGTCCTCGGTGAACTCCGCGACCGGCGCGCCGCCGCGCTGCATGAAGCGCAGCGTGCCGTCGGCGGCGGTGGCATCGAAGGCATAAACCTGCGCCAGCGGCTCGATCATGGCGCGCGGCGTCATTGGCCGATCGACGACGTAGCCGTCACACACCTCGCGCAGGTCGCGCGTATCGATGCCGGTGACGCCGCTGTCGGCCGCGAGCGCCTCGACCAGCGCATCGAGCGGCGCACCGCCGAGACGGCCGGTCAGCCAGTGCCCGGTCTGCCAGTTCGGCGCATCGCTCCACACCTCGCCCGCCGCCGGAAACACCGGATAGGGCCGCGCATCCCAGGTCCACAGGTGGATCGCGGAGGGCTCAACCATGCGCCCGCCATAGACCGGCGACACGGGGTTGAACGTGTCGGATGCGCCGAACGCCGGATCGAAGGCGGTCAGCACGGCTTCGAGATAGCGGCGCTGGATCAGGTCGTCGCGCGCGCCGCTGGAGAAGTAAGGAACGAAACTCTCCGACGATTTCGGATCGGGGAACACGTTGGGCTGGTTGGCGCCCTTGTCCACCGCCGGGCAGCCGATCTCGGTGAGCCAGATCGGCTTACTGCGCGGCGCCCATGCGGTCGAGGGGCCAAGCTCGACACCGCCGACGCGCTCGCGGTGCGCGTTCGCCCACCACGCCCAAACATCCTTGACGCGGAAGGTCCACGGCTTGTTCAGTCCATCGGTGATCGGCGTGCGCGCCTGCGCCGCGCGTGCGCCGGCGTCCGTGTAGTACCAGTCGAACCCCTCGCCGCCGGCGAGGTTGCCGCGCAGATAGGCGACATCGTAGGTCGAGGCGGCGTCGGCGCGGTCGAGATGGCCGGCCTCGTCGCGCCAGTCGGCGAGCGGCGCGTAGTAATCGATGCCGACCGCACCGACATGCGGCGAGCCCCACAGCTTGTCGAGCGGAAAGCGCACCTCCTGCGCACCTGCATCCACCACCTCGGCGCCGTACTCGGTCCAGTCGGCGGCGTAGGTGACGAGCGTGGACGCACCGACGATGGCCTTGACCTCGGCGGCGAGCGACACCAGCGCATCGACCGCCGGATAGACGCCGCTCCCTGAGCGCACGCGCGTCAGCGCCTTGAACTCCGAGCCGATCAGGAACGCCTCGACGCCGCCGGCCGCCTGCACGAGGGTCGCGTAATGCAGCACCATGCGGCGGTAATTCCACTCGCCGCCACTGAAGAACTGCGCGACCTGCGTTGCCGCCGTCGCGGTGCCCTGCACCGAGCCGGGCCGCCCCGGCGCCGGATCGCAGGTGATGCGCCCGCGCCACGGATAGGCCGGCTGCGAGGCGGCGCCGCTCCACGGGTCGGGCCGGCCGTTGCCGGCGGGAATGTCCATCATCACGAACGGATAGAACGTCACCTTCAGGCCGCGCGCCTTCAGCTCGGCGATGAGATGGCGCACGCTGTCGTCGGACGGCGTGCCGCCGAACGCCGGGTTGCCGTCGACCAGCGAGACCAGCCGCGCGGTCGCTCGCGTCACGCCGGCGACGCTCCAGGTCGCGCCTTGCGTCTGCTTCACGGCGTTGTCGATGCGCGGCGCTATCGTGCAGTGGCCGGCGCGCAGGTCGTCGCCGAACCATGCGACGACCACGGCGACGCGCTCGATCAGCGGACACACCGCCTGCAAGTCGTCGAGGCTCGCGACGACATCGGAGCGCGCCGCCGCGCTGTGGCGGTTCTCCGGCGCGTAAGCGCCCGGCCCCATGATGCGCGCCACCTCGGCCGGCTCGTAGCCGAACTCGGTCGAGCCGGGGATCAGCGTCACCGCACGCACCATGCGCTCGAGCCGGCCGACCGGGCGCACGATCTCGAACGACAGTTGCGGAATGCGGTTGCCGAAGTCGGCCAGCGCCAGGCGCTCGAACACCACATAGGCGAGGCCGCGATAGGCCGGCGCGTGGCTTGCGCCCTCGCGCGCCACGATCAGGCCGTCCGGCGCCTGCGCCTCGTCGCCGCGATGCAGCCGCATGGCAACGCCCGACAGATCGAGCGGCTTGCCGTCGGCCCACACCCGGGCGATGCGCGCGATCGGCCCTTCGCACAGCCCGACAGCAAAGTTGGCGAAGTAGGAATAGGTCGTGGTGGTGCCGTTGCCACCGCCGCCGCTGCCGCCGCCCGCGAACAGCATGCCCTTGCCGCCGCCACCGCCGGAGTCGTTGTCCGAAACGGTGACGACCTCTTCCAGCGGCGTCGCCCAGATCACTTGACCGGCGAGCCGGGCACGGCCGTAGACGCGCGGGATCGGCGCGCCCTCGCTGGAGGCCATGACGTCGAGATCGGCGAGCCGCGGCCCTTCGACGTCCTTGCCCGGCGTCGCGGTCAGCGAGCGGTCGAGCATGTTGCCGACCAGCGCTCCGACCATGCGGCCGGCGATGGCGCCGACCGGGCCGAACACCGAGCCGACCGCCGCACCCGCGACCGACAGAACCAGCGCCGCCATCTAGATCTCCGCTTGGATTGAATCGTGATGCAAACTGGTTTCACCTCTCCCATGGGGAGAGGTCGGATCGCGCGAGCGATCCGGGTGAGGGGTCAGGACCTATCGATGGTTCTGTCAGCCCCTCACCCCAACCCTCTCCCCAGCGGGGAGAGGGGGCGCATCGAGGTCGTGGCAGCGACATCAGTACGGTTTGAAACCACTTCAAACCGCTCCCGGAAAACGAAAAGCGCGCGCGATGCGCCGCCGCCACCATGGCGTGATCGCCACCTCGCAGACGCAGGCGCCATCGTGGGCGTGGATCATCGTCTCGCGGCTCACGGCAATCGCCGCGTGCTTGGCGACACACCCCTCGCGATAACGGAACAGCAGCACATCGCCGGCGGCGAACGCATCGCGCGGCACGGCGACGAGGTGGCGCGTCGCCGCCTCGATCAATGTGTCGCGGCCGCGCGCCTCGGCCCAGTCCGGCGCATAAGGCGGCGGCACCTCCGGCTCGGCGCCGACGCAGGCGCGCCACACGCCGCGCACCAGGCCGAGGCAGTCGCAGCCGACGCCCTTGACCGAGGCCTGATGGCGATAGCGCGTGCCGATCCAGCTTCGCGCCTCGGCCACGATGGCCTCGCGCGACAGATGACGAGCGCTCATGGGTCGGACCTCCCGCCGCGCGCGGCGGAGGGGCGCGGATAGCTCAGCACAAAATCGTTGCCGGGGATGTGCGGGAAGCCGCGAAAATTCACGCTGTTGCCGAAGCGGTCGCGGCAGGTCGAAAATTGCTTGTCGCAGCCGGCGGTGACGACGAAGGCGTCGCCGGGCGAGATCGCATCGGCCATCGCCTGCCACAACACGATGCGGACCACGCCGCCCGCCTTGCGATGGATTTTGACTTCCATCGCAAGCTCGGCATTGGCGCCGTTGGTCCAGGCGAGCCGGCCGGCGCTGAACCAGCCGTCGGCAAAGCCGGCCAGCCCGCTCGCGGTGAACTGCGACACGCCATCGACCGCAACGACGGCGCCGCTGCCGCGCAACGCCGACGCGGCAAGATTGACGCGGCAGCGCGCATCGCCGAGATCGGCGCCGCAGCGCGCGGCGTAAAGCCGGCCGCTCCCCTGCGCCAGCGCATCGGCCAGCCCGCGCAGCTCGGCGCCGAAGGTCGCGCCCTCGCGCCGCACCTCGCCGAGCGTGCCGCGCGCGGTGAGGACCCGCAAGCCGACGTCGGTGACATCGACCAGCCAGGTCTCGACGGTCGCGGCGTCGTAACGGCCGCCGGCGAGATCGCGCTCGCTCAACGAGTCGTCGCTGAGCGCGCCGGCAATCTCCGCGCCGTCCACGGCGAGGCCGAAGCGGCTGGTCGCCTCCGAGGCCGACAGGCCGGTGCCGGCGCGAAAGGTGACGCCGTCAAAGACAAGGTCGACGTCGTGATCGGTGAAGCCGACGACCATGCCGTCGCGGCGCTTGAGCTTCCAGCACTGCGCCAGCGTGGTGACGCCGGCGTCGAGTTTTGCCTGCAAGGCGGACGGAAGGCTGCGCATCTCACACCCTGATCTCGATCAACGGAATTTTTGGAATGGCGCCGGCGGCAAACGCCGACAGATCGACCTCGAGATAGTCGGTGTCGAACCGCACCGGCACGTCGAACAGAAAGCCGGCGCGCACCGCCGCGCCATCGGCCGGCGCATGGCCGGGAAGGAAATTCACCACTCCGGTGGCGCTGTCGCAGGTGAACGCGGTGCCGTTCTCGACCTCCTCGCCGCCCACCGTGACGCGCACGCTGCCGGCGACCGGCTTTGCGATCGGCCGGGCATAGGGCGCGTGCAGTTCGCCATAGGTCTTGAGAAGCGCAAACGTCGTGCGCGCACCGTCGCCGACGCCGAGCACCTGGTCGAGCGGCGACAGCGCGGCGCCCGGCGCGGCGGAGGAATGATCGAGCCGGTCGCGCCAGCGAAAGCCGTAGAGCTGGCCGCGCCGCTCCTCGAAGAACGCCACCACGCGCTGCAACTCAATGAGCGTCTTGACGCCGTAGCCGGCGTCGTAGCGCCGCCGCGAATGGGCCCAGCGCGCGTTGCGCTGCTCGCGGCCGGAGCCGAAGGTGACGATCTCGGTGCGGCGCTGCGGCCCGCCCGCGCTTTTCAGCGCGATGTCGAGCGGAAACTGCACCTCGTGAAATCCGGTCATGGCGCCTCACAGGCTGCGGCGACCGCGCGCCACGGCGCGCGCAATCTGGCCGGCGACAAAACTTTCCGACCGGCGAAAGCTCTCGGCGTCGGGCGTGGCGATGGTGACGTTGACGACGGTGGCCGCGCCACCGTCGCCGCCACGCACGCCGAGGCGGCCGTCGGGGCCGCACGCCAGCGGCATGATCGCCTCGGGCCCCGCCTCGCCGGCCAGCCCGACGCCGCCGCCGATCATCGGAAAATAGGTCGGCGTGCCGATCCCCCCGCCGGTTGCGAACGGCTTGACGGCGCCGGTCGCCGCGGTGAGCGATGGTCCGCCACTGCCGAACAGGCCGGAAAACAGGCTTTCGAGACCGCTCGCCAACCCGCGCTCCAGCGGCTTGAACGCCATGCGCACGGCGAGATCGGAGATGCGCAGCGTCAGCGACTTCAGAACGTCGTCGAACTGCTTGCCGCCGGTGACGGAGCTTGAAAAGGCCCGCGTCATGGCGCGGGCGAACGAGTTGGCCGAGACCTCCAGGTCGCGCGTGCGCAAGGCGAGCGCATCGAGCATGTCGGCGGTCTCGGTCATTCTTGCGATGTCGTCGTCAGCCATCTCGCCGGCTCCTGTCGTCGGTATCAGGAAAGCGCCGCAGCAGCGCATCGAACTCGGCGCGCCTCAGGGGCGATGGCGCCGCGCCGCGCACGGCGCGAATGGCGTGGGCCAGTTCGCGCGGCGTCATGCGCCAGAACGCCTCCGGCGACAGCCGCAGCACACCGAGCGCGAAGCCGATCGCCTCGTCCCATGGAAACGGCGTCATGCCGCGTCGGCAAAGGTCGCCGCGATCAGCTCGGCGGCGATACGCGCAAAGCCGGCCGCGCCGCCCGGCGCGGTCATCGCCGCCACCTCGTCGTCGGAGATGGCTTCTCCCGCGCCGCGCAGGCCGGCACCGATGATGCGGATCAGATCGCGCGCGGCGAGCCGCCCGCTGGAAAAGCGCTCGGCCAGCGCCACCAGGTCGGCCGCGCCGAACGCGGCTTCCAGTTCGGCCAGTGCGCCGAGGGTGAGCACCAGCGTGCGGCGGCGGCCGCCCAGGTCGGCGTCGATCTCGCCGCGATGTCTGTTGGCCATGGTTTCAAGCTCCCGGAGGGCACACATCCCGGGCGCGACGCAGCGCGTTAGCGTGCGGCGCTGACCCGGGATCGCCAAAAGTATTTTTTGCGGCGGTCCCGGCTCTGCGGTGCAGCGTTACACGCTGCACCGCGTCCGGGACACGATCGTCCTTCACAGCGCCGTAAAGGTCAGCGCGCCGGCCGACTCCAGCGCGACGTCGAAGCTGACCTCGCCGTTGTGCTCGCCGGAAAATTCAAGGCTGGCGATCTGGAACGGCCCCTCGACGATGCCGAAGTCGGGCACCACCACCTGACAGGCCGGCGTCGCGCCATCGAAAAACGCCTGCCGCATCAGGGCATCCGACGCGCCGTCGCGAAACAGCCCGCGCCCCGAGACGGACGCGCGGCGCACGCCGGCACCGGCCAGCAATTCGCGCCAGCGCTCGGCGGATTCGGCATGCGTGATGTCCACGGTCTCGGCGTTGAAGGCGATGCGGCGGCTGCGCAAGCCGGCGACAGTGACGAAGCCCGTCCCGTCGTGCATCTTGATCAGCAGGTCCTTGCCTTTCTGGGCGGCCATTCAAGTCTCCTGAAAATTACGCGAGCGGTTCGGTGACGGCGCGGAAGCGGACCGCGGCGTGATAGGTGCGCCCATCAGCCTCGCGGCGGATATCGGCCAGCGCGAAGCGCAGATTGACGAGGCGATGGCCGGCCGGCGCAAGCGGCGCATCGTCGAGCGCCGCGAGCAGCGCAGCGGCAATCGCCTGCGCCTCGCGGTGGCCGCCCTGGCGCGACCAGGCGTGCAGCGTCAACTGGTGCTCGATCAGCGGCACCTCGTCGGCGAACGCCGCGATCAGCCGCGTCTCGCCGAGCGTGACGTAAGGAAAGACCGCGTTCGGCGGCGGCGCATCGTGGATGCGGGCGCCACCGAGCATGGCGACGAGCGCGCTGTCGGCGGCAAGCGCCTGAAAGATCGCGGCGCGTAGCGCGCCGGCGTGATCGCTCATGAGGGCCTCGTAAAAATTTAACCGATGCGACAGTCGGCATCGATCTCGATGAAGCGCTCGCGCACGCTCAGCGCCGCGACGCGGTAGATGCGCGCGCCGTCGCGAAAACGGTGGGCGAGCGTCAGCGCAAACTCGTCGCGCAGCACGATGCGCACGCGCTCAGTTGCGCCGGCGGCATCGGCCTCGACAGCTTCGCGGGCGGGCAGCGGCGTTACCGCCGCCCATACGGTGGCGACGGCGCTGTAGCTGCGCGTCACGCCGCCCTGCCCGTCCGGCGTCTCGCTTGGCGCTTCCAGCACCAGCCGCGTCTTGAGCCGCCCGGCGACGCTCACAGCGAACGCACCCGGTAGGCGGCGATCATCGCCGCGACGGAGGCCGGCATCATCGCGATGCTCTGGCCGATGGCAACGAGGCCGCGGTTGTCGTACCAGTGCGCGACCAGCGTGCGCAGCGCGTGACGCAAGAGCTCCGGCACGTCGCTTGCCGCCTCGCCGAAGCCGCAGACGAGATCGAGCTCGATGCCGCCCGCCGCACGCCCCGGCAGCGCCGGCGCGAGCGGCACGACGATGGCGCCAGCCGCGGTATCGACAGCAAACGCGCCCGCATCGAGCAGGCGCGGCGCGCCGGACGCATCGAACACGCGCGCGGCGGCGAGCGAGCGCAGCGGCGCAAGGCGCGGGCGGATGCGACGATCGGCCGGCCAGGCGTCACACGTCACGCGCCAGGTCTGCGTGATCAGCGCGCAGCGCGTCTGCGCCTCGATCTGGCCGCGCGCGGCGGCGATCAGCGAGGCGATCACCGTGTCGTCGTCATCGTGGGCGACGCGGAGAAACGCCTTGGCGTTGGCGACCGACAATGGCTCGACCGCGGGCGCGATCAAAAGAACGGCGGACATCGTGGCTCCTTGCTTCACGGGCGGTTGACAGCGCGGCCGCAACCGGTTTTGGCTCGCGCCATGACGCGCGGCGTGGTTCGCATCGCAGCCTTCTTGACGGCGCTCGGCCTCGCGGCCGGCGCGCCTTCCGCCGCGTCCGCGATGGTCGGCGGCGCGGCCAATGCGCAGCCGCCGCTGGCGGCGGCGGTGGTGACGATCATCGGCTCGCGCGCCACCTTCTGCAGCGGCGCGCTGATCGCGCCGGGTCTCATTCTCCCCGCCGCGCACTGCGTGGCGGCAAAGGCCGACTACAAGCTCGTGACCTACGATGGGGCACGCCAACCGCGCCTGATCGATGTCGCGCGCGTGGCCGTGCATCCCGATTTCCGCGCCCATAGCCTGACC